GCTCGGGCCGCTCGCCGGGCCGATCCAGGCGGAGATGCTCCTCGATCAGGGCCGGGCCAGGAACTCGGCGGGCCCCAGCCCGGATATCATGGGGCTCCGTGGCCTCCGGATCGCGTTCGCGAGCGAGACGGACGAGGACCGCAAGTTTTCCCCTTCCCGGGTCAAGTGGCTCACGGGCGGAGACCAGCTCGTCGGCCGGCATCCCCACGATAAATACGAGATCCGCTTCGATCCCACGCACACCCTCATCCTACTCACTAACCATAAGCCATCGGCGCCCGACACCGACTTCGCCTTCTGGGAGCGGGTGCGCTTGGTTAAGTTCGAGTTGGCGTTCGTGGACCGGGAGCCCTCGGCATCCAATGAGCGGCGGGCCACGAAGGGCCTGGCCGACGAGCTCAAGCGGGAAGCCTCCGGCATCCTGGCGTGGCTGGTGCGCGGCTGTCTCGCGTACCAGGTGCGCGGGCTGGATCCGCCGCTCGCCGTGCAGGAGGCGACGGCGGACTGGCGCCGGGCCGAGAACGAAATCCTGGACTTCCTCGATGAGTATTGCCGCCGGGATGATCTGGTTCAGTGCCGGGCCACGGACCTTTATGACAACTTCAACCGATGGTTTAAGGCTAATCGGTCAAGAAAAGGCATTTCCCAAACCAAATTCGGCCGCATCATGGGGAAGCGGTTTGAGAAGAAAAAAGTGGAAGGAAACATCTTTTATGTGGGGCTGGAACTCACCAAAAACGTGCCTGAAACGGAGGATGAAAATGACGGCTGATCCGGGGACGGTTGCCACGGTTGGAGGGTTGGCGCTAGGAAACTCCCTTATAAGGACCCCTCTTTTATATTCAGCTCCTTTATATACATCAACTATCTACTACTATCCAGTAGTAGATAAGTAATGGAATATATAAGAGAATTAGGAGGGAGGGTTTTTATGAAAACGGGGAGGGTTGACAAACTGTCTCGCCGTAAGTGCTTGATTCCAGGTTCGAGGGGGGGGAGACCCGTTACCCCCCCACTTTGTAAATTTACGGGGTAGGTAGGAATTCAACTTTGAACATCCTCGATTTAGTCAGGCGGCTCGGTTTGGAGCCCAGAAAACAGGCGACCACGAAGGGCGGGGAATACGCATGCGCGTGTCCCGGGTGCGGGGGCGAGGACCGATCCGGCAGGCACTCGGACCGCTTCCGGATCTGGCCCGACCAGAACGAGGGCCAGGGCGGCTACTGGTGCCGGAGGTGCCTGAAGGGGGGGGACGCGATTCAGTTCCTTCGCGACTTCGAAGGGCTCTCCTTCAGGCAGGCCTGCGAGCGGATCGGCCGGCCGGCGCCGGACAGTAAAGACCTCAGGATGCGGCCACGCAAGAGCCCGGGCGCGGACTGGTCCCCGCGTGAGCCGGGGGATCCGGAAGCCAGGTGGCGCGAGCATGCACGGAAACTCGCAAAGTATGCGTGGGAGCAGCTCCTGGGGAACGACGAGGAACTCCGGAGGCTGGAGGCCAGGGGGATCGGAGTGGATGCCGTCCGTTCGTTTTCCCTTGGGTGGTTGGGTAAGGACGTGTTTCGAGCGCGGGAGTCATGGGGACTCTCGAAAGTTATGAGTGAAAAAACGGGGAAGGCGCGGCCGTTGTGGTTCCCGAAGGGTGTGGTGATCCCGTGGTTCCAGGCCTTTGACATAGTGAAGCTGCGCATCCGGAGACCGAAGCCCGTCAAGTTCGGGCCGGCTTACTACATGGTTTCCGGGTCGGCGAGTGTGACCACCCTGATCCGTCCCAAGCGGGCCGGTTGTGTTCCACGTGAAATCTACGTGGTGGTGGAGAGCGAACTTGATGCGTACATGATTGCATCGCAGACCGGCGGCGTGTGCGGCGCCGTGGCGCTCGGGTCGAACAGCGCCCACCCGGACGCGGAGGCGGCGAAGATCCTGCGCTCCGCCGCGGTGATTCTTAACGCTCTCGATTACGACGAGGCAGGGGCCTCGCAGACGCAGTGGTGGGTGGAGCATGTCCCGCAGTCGAAACGCTGGCCGGTCCCGGTGGGGAAGGATCCGGGCGAGGCGTACCAGCAGGGCGTGGATATCCGCGAGTGGGTGATCGCAGGGTTGCCGGCGGGGATGAGGAGATGAAAAACTTATGGATGAGAGTCGAGATGGATAAAGAGAAAGATATCGTGGTTGTCGATTGTGGATACGCAGAAAATAAAGATGCCCGTGATCGTGCAGATAAAATTTTCAGCTTGGGTGTGAGTAAAAAACATCTAGCTTGGGGACCATCAACGGGAGGTCCAAGGATCCACATTTTAATTCCACAGGATAAGGTGGATCGAGTGCTGAAGGCGCTCCCGATTGAGAATAAGAAAAGTTGGTTTGGTGCAACGCATAGTTATTTATAGGAGTCCTGAGATGCCGATGTTCGATTTCATCTGTGAGGCGTGCGGGGCCCAGGGCCGCCAGTGGCGGAGAGATACGGCGCCGCGGTCGTGCAACAGGGGTTGCCTTAAAAAGATCAAGTGGCGTTCCGGAAAGACGGTGAAGCACATCGTCACGCCTGAGATGCACGACGCCATCCGGCAGGCTTACGCGGGCGAGACAGGCAATGGTCAAATCAACGATCTGGCAGCGAGGATCGGCCTGCCGAGATGGAAGGTGACGAGGTACGCGATCAGCCAGGGGTGGACCGCCAGGACGAACAAGGAACCGGACTGGACCGCAAAGGAAATAGACATCCTGGAGCGCAGCGCCCATCGGGCACCGGAGGTGATCCAGCGGTATCTCAAGAGGGCCGGGTTCAAGAGGAGCGTGACGGGCATCATTCTCAAGCGCAAGCGGATGCGTTTACTACAGAACCTGGAAGGCCAGAGCGCCCAGGGCCTAGCCGGGTGCTTCGGCATCGATGTCCACTGCGTCATGCGGTGGATCAACCGGGGGCAACTTAAGGCCATGCCGCGGGGGCTCCACCGCACGCCCCAGCAGGGAGGGGATATCTACTTGATCAAAGACCGGTGGGTGCGCGATTTCGTGCTGGCCAACCTGGCCGAGGTGGACCTCCGGAAGGTGGATAAGTACTGGTTCGTGGACCTGATCGCGAACGGATCAAAGAACGGTGAAGCGGTTGGTGAGATTGAGGAGGAATGATGACGGAAAGTCAAGGAGAGGTTGAAGAAGTTGAAGAGGTTCATACGTCTCCGACGGTTCATGCGCGTCCCGCGGTTCAGAGGTCAAAAGCAGTTTGTAACCGGCGGAGCGAACCAACGACGTTCGTTGGCCGTAGGAACCCTGAACGTGGAACCTTGTAACCCGCAAAGCGGACGAAGGAGGAATGGATGATGAAAGCAAAAGAGCAGGTGTATCAAGAGGTGGCGTTGACGGACATCGGCAGGTGCCCGTGGCAGCCGAGGAAGAGATTCGATGGGCCGAAATTCGAGGAACTGTGCAAGTCCGTGGCGGCGCAGGGCGTGCTGGAGCCTATCCTTCTGCGCAGGCTCAGGAAGCCCGCGGTGCAGGAACTGGGCGACCCGAACGAGTTCCCAACTTTCGGCCTGAAGGTGGGTTACGAACTCGTTGCCGGCGAGCGCAGGTTCCGAGCAGCTTGGGCCGCGGCCCTGGCGAACGGCGGCGTGGAGGGTGCCGTGATTCCGGCCATCGTGCGGGAGCTTGGCGACGACGAAGCCTTCGATATCATGACGATCGAGAACCTTCACCGGGAGGACCTGACCGAACTGGAAGAGGCAGAAAACTTCAAGGCCTACCTGGACCGCCGCGGCATGTCCGCTCTTGAGGAGCTGGCGGAGCGGACCGGCATCCACGCCCGCTACATCCGCCGGCGCGTGCGACTGTTCTCGCTGCCCGCAGAAGTCCTGAAGGCATGGGATAAAGGCGAGCTCTCCTACGGGTACCTGGAGCAGCTCAACCGCCTCGAAGACGAGAAGGAGATTCTTGCCATCTTCCGGGAGATCAGGCAAGGGAATAGTTGGCGGTACCAGACGGTGAAGCAGCTCAAGGACGAGATCGACTATCGGGCGCCGGCGCTCAAGCAGGCCCGGTTCGACATCGAGAAGACGGGGTGCCTGTCGTGCAGCCGGAACAGCGAGGTGCAGTCGGAGTTGTTCGACTGTGAGCGCATGAAAGGGGCCCATTGCCTGGACCCGAAGTGTTTCAAGCAGAAGCAGAACAACTGGTTTTTGGCGAACTGGAAGAAGACGGGCTTCTACAAGCAGCACGGCACGACCGGGTTCCGGTTCGACGTGGACCTGGACCACAGGCAGTTTCACCAGTGGTATACCGGTGCGCCGCTGAAGAAGTGCAAGCAGTGCCCGGAGTTTGTTACGAGGATCAAGCTGGACGGCACGGCGGGCCCCAACGATGTGGAAGTGTGCATCGGGGATGAGAGCTGCTTCAACGCAACAAAGAAGAAGAGCAATCACGAAAACACGAAAAAGGGGAAACAGGGAAAAGAAGAAGACGAACCCAGGGTTTCGTGGCACGGTGAGTACTTCCGTGAGGCGTTTTACGAGGAGCAACTTCCGCTGCGGCTGCAGGTCTGTCGGGGTGATGACGAGAAGCCGCTCAGGGTGGCGCTGTTCAGCCTCATGGATTCGGAAAGCAGCCTGAAGGGGTGGTTTCAGAAACGGCATCAGTTGATTGACGACCTGGACGAGGACCTGGTCGACGAGTGGGAGAGGCTGGGCGATTCGGGTTGGGGTTATTCATCTTTAGACCCCGGCATCATTTTCAACACGCTTGCAGGGATGGTCTGGGGTGAACTCCTGGCCGACCTCCGCGAGGCCTCGGCCTTGGTGCTCATGAAAAAGGCTGACCCGGATGCCCGTCGCCGGTTTGCGGAGCATTTCGGCATCGATCTCCTGAAGGAGTGGCGGATCACGAGAGACTACCTGGACAAAAAGACCACGGCGGAGATCCACGCGATCGCGGCGGAGTTCGGCCTGTGGGAGCGCAAGGAGGCGAAGGCGTTCCTTTTCGAGACGCTCAACAAGAAGCGGGGAAATTTCAAGAGCTGCAAGAAGGACGAGCTCGTGCGGATCATGCTGGAAAGCGGGATGGACCTGGCGGGGGTGGTGCCGAAAGAGATAAGGCTGGAAAGCTAGAAAGCCGGGAAGCTAGGAGGCGAGGAGAAGAAAGAATGGGATTAAGCGCCGGGAGGCGCGTTGTATAAAATCGTGAAGCGATTTTATGGAGGGAACCGATGATCACACTTGAGACGTTGAAGAAGTTTTGCGGGGAATGGCCTGAGTGGATCACGGAGCCGTGGACGTGGGAGAAACACTCCTATGCGACAGACGGCTTCATGGTTCTGAGGGTGCCGTCGGATATGTTGTTTACCGGGAAGATTACGAATCCGTCGCCAGCAATGAAGCTGCACTGGGAGATATTGGATGGGCGAACGTATTTCAGGTTAAGGCGGGAACGATTCGAGGCGGTGCGCGAGAAGCATCTGTGCGGGGAATGCTCCCCGGATGCGCCGCCGGGTATCCCGTGCCGCCAGAGCGGAGACGCCGATTACCATTGCTGGAAGTGCGATGGGCGGGGTTATGTGAAATCCGGGAATCTTTACAACACTGCCCAGTGTCCGCACTGCGCCGGTACGCGATGGGATAATGGCGCAGTGTGGTGTCTGCGTAAAACTCATCCTGAAGGGCATGGGTACCACGTCAACCCTAAAATCCTTCAAAAATTGATGGAGACATTCGGAGACCTGGAGTTCACGGAACCAATAAAAGACACCCATCACAATTATCCGCCCATCGGATTCAGGTTTGACGGAGGAGACGGGCTGCTGATGCCGATGAGGCCGAATAGTGAAAGAGTGGTTGTGAACATATAATGACTGACGATTCTCAAAAATTGTTGGAGGTGATCGGGCAGGCCCAACGGGCTGCCCTCGGGCCGATCCTCGCCAAAATCCAGGCGAAGGAAGTGCCGACGCCGCAGGAGGTGAGAACCCTTCGGGAGCTTGAGAAAGATCTAAAAGAAGAAGAAACCGCCGGAGGCGTAGGAACCCTGAACCCTGAACCTCTTCCAACCGTTTTCAAGAATATCCGCGAGGTGGCGGCATACCTGAAGGAAGAGGGGTGGAAGGTCGGTCAGGCCACGCTTTACACCCACCAGAAGGAAGGCAAGATCAAGGGCGAACCTGACGGCACATACATTGTTAAAAGTGTGCTCAAGTACGCCAGAGACCACCTGTTCATGATGTCGACAAAGCGGAAACATACCGACGAGGAACTGCAGCGCCGCAAGATCAAAGCTGAGACTGGCTGGAAAGAAGAGCAACTCAAGCGGGAACGGCTGAAGCGGATGACGGAAGAGGGCAGGCTGATCGAGCGGGACCAGTTCGAGCTGGAGCTGGCCGCCCGCGGGGCGTTGATGGACACGCTGAGGCAGAATAGCATCCAGACGCTGGCGGCCGAGCGCGTGGCGATCGTGGGCGGGGACCCGGCCCGCATCCCGGACTTGATCGCCTTCGACCTGGCCGAGCATAACGACATGATGAACCAGTTCGCCACCACCAGGGAGTTCCACGTGTTGTTTAAAACGGCGAAGGGCAAAGAGAAAAAAGAAGAGAGAGAAGAAGAAAATTGAATCCTCATAATCCCATAACCATCGATCTCTCCAACTGCCCGGCATGGCTGAGTGGAATCGTTCCGCGAGCGGGGCTCCTACAAGGGCGGTTGGTGAAGTTCCGCTTCAGCCAGGCGGAGCGCAACATCTACCGGAAGCGGAAGCACGTTCCCGTGTCCCGATGGGTGGAGCAGGGCCGCATCGTGACGCGGGGACCCCTCGAGGGCACGCCCTGGCGGAACCGCACCACGCCGTACCTGGCAGGCATCATGGACGCGTCCTTTTACCACGGCGTGGAGGAGATCTACGTATGCGCCCCGCCCCAGACCGGGAAATCGGCCATGGTCGATTCCTGCATCGGGTACGCGATCGATCGGGCGCCCGGGCCCGTGATTTACGTTTACCCGGACGAGGACACGGCCGCCGAGAATATGAAGGACCGGATCCTGCCCATGATCCAGAAGTCCGGCCAGCTCAGGCGGTACCTGACGGGCTCGGCGGACGACGAGGCGGCCAAGCGGGTCAACCTGCAGCATATGCAGATTTACATGAGCTGGGCCAGATCGGCCATTAAGCTCGGCAATAAATCGGCCCGGTACGCCGTGGCGGACGAGATCGACAAGTACCCTGACACGGCCAACCTGCGCGAGGCCTCGCCCCTGAACCTCCTCAGGGCCAGGCTCACGACCTACCGCTACAACCGAAAGCTTTGGGTCATCTCGACGCCGACGATCGAGGCGGGGCCGATCTGGCAACTTATGACCACGGAAGCCCAGGCGGTGTTTGATTTCTGGGTGCGCTGCCCGCAGTGCAAAAAATGGCAGACCATGACATTCAAGCAGATCCGCTGGCCCAAGGAGGAGCGCGATCCCGAAAAGGTGGTATCCGGGAACCTGGCCCGGTATGAGTGCGAGCACTGCAAGACGCACTGGGATGATTACCAGCGGGACCTGGCCGTGCGGCCCGGGCACTGGAGGGAGCGGACGACGGGCCGGAAACTCTTTCCCTACCTGAAAGATCACAGGCCCAGGAAGATCGGGTTTCAGCTCCGCTCGTGGATGTCTCATTTCGTCGGGCTCTCCGAAGTGGCCGCCTCCTTTCTCTGGGGGCTGAAAGACAAAAACAAGCTGAAGGACTTCAAGAACAAACATGAGGCCGAACCGTGGAAGGAGTACTCCGTCGAGCGGAAGGAAGACAAGATCCTGGCGCTTCGGGACGAGCGGCCCTTCGGCCTGGTGCCGGGCGGCGGCGCCGTGGCGTGCCTGACGGCAGGAGTGGACACGCAGGACAACGGCTGCTGGTACGAGGTCAGGGCCTGGGGATACGGGCTGACCATGGAGAGCTGGCAGATCCGGAGCGGGTTTGTGGACACGTTCGATGCGGTGGCGAAAATCCTTTTCGACGAGAAGTACTCGGACGCTGACGGGCTGGAGTACTTCGTGCGCATGGCCGTGCAGGACTCGGGCGGGCACAAGACGAGCGAGGTGTACGATTTTGCCAGGGCCCGCCGGGGCCGGCTGCTGGCGTTCAAGGGCGAGCAACGTATGCGCCAGCCCTTCGCATTCAGCAAGATCGACACATACCCGGGCAGCAACAAGATGATTCCGGGAGGGCTGATGCTGCTGCGTGCTGACACGAACTTTTTTAAGAATCTGCTCGCGGGCAAATTGGAGGTGGCGCCGGCGGACCCGGGCGCGTGGCATCTTTCCGCCGAAACGACGGAGGAGTGGGCCAGGCACATGTGCGCGGAGTACATCGACGATAAGACGCAGCTCTGGGTGAACCCGTCGAGCAGGGCAAACCACGGCTGGGACTGCAGCGTGCTGAACCTGGTGGCGGCGGACGTGTTGAGGGTGAAGTTTTGGAAGGTTCCTGCGCGTCCCGCGGTTCATTCGCCCCCGGCGGTTCAGGGTTCGGGGTTGAAAGAGCAGGGGGAGCGACCGAAGTGGCTGGGAGAAAGAGGGACGTGGCTGAAGAGGTAGGGGAGGTTGAAGAGGTTGAAGAGGTTCATGCGCTTCCAGCGGTTCAAGGTTCAGGAAATTAACAGCGGGAC